GTCAACAATGCCCAATTCGGGCCATACCAATAACCGGCTTCCCAACCGAGAGCGGCATCGTCAAAACTAAAGTAGATATTTTGCAGTTCGGCACCGGGATACCAGACACTGCGATCAAACCCGCCCGTTGGATCATCCAAACTGAAATACGGGGTAGCGCGCGGCAACCCGTCTTGAATAATGAATGTCCAAGGTGTGCCGGCGAGAAAATAGTCCCAAACCGCGTAAGCCCCGGCAACGGTGCCATCCCAGTAATTGGCACCGATCCTGGCTTTGAGCAATAAACGATAATGTTCGTCATCGAGCGCAACCATCTCGGATTGCGACTCGTAAGGGTTCCACCACTTGCCGGTGTTCCAACCATTATCTCTATTATCAAACTCAAACCAGACGCCGAGATCGATTAACACCCAACGCGACAACCCGACCCACTGGCCGACAAAATCGAGTTGCTCTCCTACCGATGTATCGACATCGAACAAACCAAGCAGGGATAAAGCAACATCGTACCCATCGGCATAAGGCCCAACCGACAAAGCAACCGTCGCCATATAGCGCGGTTGCTGATTGTGTTGTGCCGTGACGAGGTTTAGTAAATCCGCCAGTGTCGGCGAAATTATGCGCGGTATTGTCGTATCGTCAGGCATGGAATGGTCTGTACGTTACGGGATTATTAAACTTGATTGTTATATTGCTGGGATTACAGGAAGCGGCGGAATTAAATGGCACCGGAACATCGGCTTCGCTCAATGTCGCGGGATCGGTGCCGATCCTGATATCGCGAATGACGTAGGTCTCCGACTGTGCTTGTAATTGTTGCGTTGTGTGATCCGGGTGTGCCGTTTCCGCAGCCCAACCCATAAGGTTGGCGGGACCGTAAAGGCGTTCGGCATACACGTTTTCATAAATTGAAAGCGTGTTTATATACTCAACTAATGAATCGATTATCAGTCGCTCGTTGTTAGATGTATAACCGGGCAACGGTTGTATTGTTATCTCGATAAAGATCGGCAACAAGTTCAGGTAGAAGAAATCAATCGTGTTCGGCACACCGTGCGAGTCGAACACAACAATTTCGATGTCACCATAAGTGCCGCACCCGGTGTTCTTCTTCAATGCGATTGCCTTGGCAATCGTCTCGGCGTCACCAGCCTCGACAACAACACTAATCGAGTGGGGCGGGATGCCTTCTATACTATAGACATCGGTATCATTGTCGTAGACATGAACCCTACCGACACCTTGAATATTGGCAACCGCCGCCTCAATCGATTCGCGTGGTGTCGATGCCGGCATCGCAGTCGATGCGGCCTGTCGCCTTCGTAGTACGGCATCCACCTCCAACGGCAGACCCGCAAAGGCGGAATCAGGATTGGTAACACTTTGCCAACCGGGATGCAGCGTAATGATATTGGTGATCGAACCGGGTTCGGCCTTGATGTCTCCCGGCGAATCACTTATGCCGGTGACCGTTATTTCACCTTCAAACGGAATCGTCACTTGCGCGGGCAAGTTCCAACGATTACCGTAATCGTCGGCAACAACACCATCCTCGATAATTGTCCCGGTTTGTCCAACTATCAACAGCGGGACAGTGCCATAACTGGGGACGAGGCGGCGCAGACCATTGATCTTGACAGCACTCGACAATCCTGCCCCTTGTGCGGTGCCGGGACTGTACGAGAGATAAGCAGCAATTACTGCTTGGTTCTGGTCATGGATTGCACTCGCTTGTATCGCGATCCACTGGTAATCCTGTGAATCGGGTTCAAGATAGGTATCCGAGCCATAGATTTGTTGATAACTGGCGATCAACGAGGCCAGGATATCTTCGAATGGGGGTGCCGTGATGCCGGCGGCATCGATTGTCGGACCCAGTGTGGCAATCGGATATGGACCGGGCATTACGGGAGATACAATCCGTAAGTGGTTGCATCAACAGTACCGGCTGTATCACCGGGGTAGTGGGTAATTCCAGCACCACCACCATCGATTATCGCTTGTCGTTCGACATGATATCGCTTGCCTGTTGCCGCCCCCGAGAACGTAACATAACCGCTTCCGTGAGAACCGATACTGGATTGCAATGTGGAATAAGCAAATGCGCTAGAAAAATTCGGGGTGCCAATCAACGTGACTGTAATCGATGAGACCGGTATAGAACCGCCCAACCACGGTCCAAAATAAATCCGACCACCATTCTCGGTGTAGACATGTTGTTGCGCGCCCGAAGCAATCGTATAGTTACCAGCCACCCAGATAGTGCCACTATCCACCGCATGCATGTGACGGAGAACACAGGCATCAAATATATTATTGATGACCCTGATTGAGGCACCGGCAAGAACCGCCATCCCGATACCGCCACCATACACGTTACCAACCTCAGTTGGAGAACGCAGTGTCATCCCCTGGAGAGTTGCATGCACCCCTTGTTGAAATATAAAGGCCGGTGTATTCGCACCCGAGACAATAACATTTTGCGGATTGCCGGGATTGCCGATAAACCGCAACGACTCGACACCCTGATTACACCCGATTGGTGTGCTCGTCACGTTCACCCCGGCATAAGTACCGTCCGCAACATTTACAGTTACAAGATAACCGTTAAAATCTACGGCATCGATTAGATAGTTAGAGGCATATTGCAAGGTCTGCCAAGCTTCGTTCTGTGATCTACCATCATTGCTGTTATTACCCGTACTAGAATTAACATAGAAATTGGTGTCCGACCACAACACCTCGCGCGCCTGCAATGCAGTCATCGCGCTACGGTAATTGTTGACAAAATCCGACAACACACCATTATCGAGAACATCAACGCCAAGCTCATTCATAATGAATTGAGCAATAGCTGCACCAACAAAACTGCTTTGTCGCCAGACTTTGTTTACTTTGGAGCTTTGGGCAATACCGGCGCTATATCCGGCGGAAGTCGAAGGATCGTTGGCAAAATCGGTCTGGCTCATGACATTCGCGCCAGCCCCTGTAGCAAACGGCAGAAAATCGGAACGAGGCATCGACAAATCCCCTTTTATAAGACAGGAACGCTTGGAAAAGATTACCGAGGACGTAGGTTTATTGGTCCCGGTAAACGTCTTTGTGGTGGCGGCAGCCGCCTCTGTGGTACGGGTAACCGCCTCTGTGGTGATGACAGCGCGCGGGGCCGCACAGGTACATATTCGACCGGTTCGGGTTCGGGAATTTCGGGAAGCGTCGCCGATGGATGCAACATCATCGGGATAACCAGATGCCCGCTAGGACTGATCAATGCCCCGGATGGCGCTTGATTGATCGGACCAAATGCGGTCTCGACTTTACAACTTACCGAAAATCTGCGTGACGTACCGTCGAAGGTTGAGGCATAGTCAGTGACATGCCTTACAAAAGGCGTGTTGGCTATTGTGTTGTGGATCGCACTGTCCGGTATGTTGGCGGATGGCGCATGCCCCAGGATTTGTTGGAGATAAGGAACCCCGGCATTCAACGACAGGAACCACTCGCCTCGCCACAAACGCAAACGGGTCAGGATGGCTTGAGCAACAGTCGTTGGGGAATCGACAATGAAGTTGTGAATGCCGCGCCCAAACGTCATATCACCGCCGACCCGCTGCGGGTCTTGAAGATTGTCGCTCAGTCTTCTATAGCGAAACATTGTTCAAGTTCCCGATATCGGGACACCAGTATCCTGTTCCCTGTCGCCCCGGCTGTCGTTTCCTTGCGGGTGCCTGTGGGTTGACATCGAAATCGAGTCACTGGCAGCGTGTTGTTCAACCCCTACGTCGGTATCACTGTAGGTCAAAGCCGAGACACCGGTTTTTGCAGTGATCTCACCGCTGGAAATTATCTTGCCGGTTACTTTCAGGATTGGGGTATCGATAAACACCTGTTTAGGTGCTTTAATTTTGAATTGACCGTCTTTGGTGTGCTCGAAATAGCTCTGTTCTTGACCTTGCTCGTTGAGCACATAGCCCCGGATTTTATCCTGTGATACCTCGACCACCATAATCGGTGTGGTAGTTTTTTCTTTTTCTTCCTTGCTCTGGCTTTCGTCTGCCTGTTGACTTCCTTGTTTGTCCTGGGAAAAGACGAGCTTCACCTTGTCCTTGGATATCTCGACATAGTAATGCTGGTTGTCGGTGCGGATTTGCAATGCGTCCTTACTGACGTAAGGGTTCAACTTGCGTGGCTTATTGCGGATGCCGGGGATGTACATCGCATCCGACAGATGGTTTTGCCTGTGGTACGGTTCCGGTTGTAAACCGCCCTCTTTCCACCAGCCGTCGATACAGCGCGACGAAAAAACAACAATCCCCTCAT